TTTACGCATGAAGACATTAAGACTTTTAGTCAAATAACAACGCATGTTCATGAACTTATTTCATCTGATCGTATTACAAATGTAAACGATTTATTATTAATTGCTTCATTACACTTAAAACTTTATAAAAGTTATAATTGTGATTTAAAATTAAATGATTTGATTATGCAAAAATTAATGATTCATAATAACAACAAGATGTTAGCTAATCAAAATCCTTGAGTCTCTGTGAAGTCTTGTTCGACCCAATCTTGTTTGTTTGGATCCCAAGTTGCAAGTGTAATTTGTGGCATATCTTGAAATGCAGCCGTGAGTTTATCACCTTCTTTGAAGAATAACGTTCCACGTTTGATGCTTATTGGGTCCATGTGAATAGGCGCTTCTGGCCAAAGTTCGGGAACGATTTCTACCCATGCTTCTACGCTACCCGGAAACAGATCATTAGCTTCGACAAATGAAACTTCACGATTTAGCTCTTCGACTTTTCCTGTGTTATAACGTGGTTTACCACCTTTTTGTGAAGATCGTAATCCACCTGAGATTCCACCAAATTCTGAAATGATTTCACGAATAGTCGAGCGAAGTTCGTTTAAAGTAAGTTGCATAACATTAATTATCGTGTAAAAACAAAAATAAAAGGTTATAATATTGATTATGAATCAAAAATTAATAGTGATGATCGGTGCACCAGGCTCGGGCAAAACGACTTGGGCAAAGCAATATCTCGAAGAACATAAGAATGATGAGTTCAAGTGGGTTCGTGTTTCTCGTGATGACATTCGAATGATGTGTTTTAACGTTGAATTTGATATCGCTAATGAAGTTACCGTGACACAAATCGAAGATAAACTTGTTCGTTTAGCGCTTGAAGAAGGGAAAAATATATTAATCGACGCTACACACGTAAATCGAAAATCTCGTAATAAATGGCACAAGCTTGCTCTTGATGTCGGTGGAATTAACGTAATCGAAAAGGGGTTTAAGATTGATCTAGAAACTTGTCTTGAACGAAATAGAAATCGTGATCGCAAAGTTCCAGAAAATATCATTCAAAATATGTATGAAAAGTTACAAAAAAGTGGATTTGAAGAATGGAAAGAGACAATTTATCCTGAACACATTATTGAGACTCAAGTATTTAACGAGAAATTACCTGATGCCATTATATGTGATCTAGATGGTACAGTTGCTGAGAATTCCTGGCGGAACGTGTATGATATAGAAAAATGTGAACAAGATCGACCAATTTATGAAATCATTAACCTAATCAATATTATGTCAGGTTGTTTCATCGAAGACAGTGAACAAAGAGAATGTTTAGAAGAACAAATTTTGTTCGTAACAGGTAGAAAAGAACAGTTTCGTGAACAAACACTTAATTGGTTAATTAAAAATGTAGCACTAACAAAACATATATATCGAGATGACATTAAATTATTTATGCGTCAAGATGGTGATAATCGTCCCGACACAATTGTTAAAAAAGAGATTTATGAACAATACATTAAGGGAAAATTTAATATTGATTTTGTGTTAGACGATAGACCATCAGTATGTCGTATGTATCGAAGACTTGGTCTAAAAGTTTTACAATTGAATGATATTGAATTCTAATGCAAGTCATAAATAAATGTTTAAATTGTAATCTTGTTACGATAAATAATCATGCAGGAGCAACGACAGAATGTTGTTATTGTCATAGCATATATGTGATATGGTTAAACTATGATCAATGCGCAAATGAATATTATAAAGAGCATAAAGACGGTGTCGCATTCGGTGGTCCAATACATAAGAAATTAATTTGAACACTTAATAAAAAGAAAGTACAATCATACTATATGCGATTAGCCTTTACGTCAGATTTACATCTCAACTTTCTTGATGAAAAACGTGTTCTTGAATTCATAAAGCAAATACAAAGCACAAATTGTGAAGCGCTTGTAATTTCAGGAGATATCTCAGACGGAAATTCTGTACAGTATGATCTTCAATTGCTTGAAAAACAATTGCAAAGAAAGATTTTCTTTGTGACGGGTAATCACGATGTTTGGGGTCAATCTATTAAAGATATGCATGAAAAACTTGTTAAGCAACACAAGAGTTCATCGTACTTGAAATATTTGAACAATATGTCTTATGAGATGCTTACACCGAACACAGCCATCGTCGGTCATAATTGCTGGTATGATGCTCGAAACGGTGACGTAAATGGTTCATCAATGTTATTGTCTGACTGGCAGGCAATCAAAGAATTTTATGATATAAGCGCAATGACTCACCGGCAAGCTCGTGTCGAACTTTGTCGTAAATTAGCAGATGAAGGCGTATTACACATACATAATGCAATCAAACAAGCGGTACGTTATGCAAATAACATTTTTGTTGTAACACATCCTGTACCGTTTATTGAAGCGCATATGTTCAATGCCGTTCGAGGTGATCGTGAAGCGCACCCATGGTTTACTTGTAAATCGTTGGGCGACATGTTACTTGATGCTTCTCGAGCGTTTCCACAAGTAAATTTTACTATTCTATGTGGACATACGCATGGAAAATGTATTTTACAAAAGACAAAAAATCTAACAGTATATGTTGCAGGTGCTGAGTACTATAAACCAGGAATAGAAAAAGTTTTTGAGATTTAAATGTTAAACAACAAGGAGAAATAAATTAAATGTTAACTCACAAAGATCCCCCAACAAAAGCAGAAAAAATCAATAGTCTTGAAGCACAAATTGAGTACGTGAAATATGTGCAATCAGCAGCACATGATCGTAAAGAGCGGTATAATAATCGTGCTCATCGAGTCAAGTTTCTAAAAAAGAAACCAAATCAACAAACAAAAATCGTTCGTAGGTATCGACAAGCAGAAGAAATTGAAATTGAAACAATTAACATTCTTTCTACGCTTGAAGGTGACTTAGTAAAGCTACGACAAGAAGCGTAAACAAGAAACACATAAATTACTTATAAATGGTCTCTTTGGAAACGAGGGGACCATAGTTATTTTTGTGTTATTATCAATCAAAGAACTAAAATCTATTATTCGAGAAGCTTGGTGGGAAGAGTCATACGATAAGCTTTTAATGGATGATCCGGCCATAGAAGCTGACACAGTTATTGTACCAAAAACATCAAAAGAAAAAATTAAAAAGTGGGCAAAAGCTATGAAACTTGCCTAAACGTCGATATTTAATAATATGACATATCTACGTACAAAAGTTCGAGCTGTTGGTGACATTGTAACTGAACAAACGAGTGCTGATCATGACGGAGAGTTCGAGATAGGAACACCGGCAAGTAAGTTGATTTTTCCCGTATTGACAGACATTAGTTCTTCATTTGTAGCAACAGCGGCTGCGTTGTCAGGTTCCGCCGCGACCACAACGAATATATTGACAGCTAGTATTAACACAATGAGCGGTACTATCGCTGTCGATATTAATCGTACAATATTCCCGAAGAACGTTGGCACTGTGCAACTTGACGGGACAACACCTGTACAATATGCATATGCTTCGATTCAAGCAAACGAAAGAGTTGTTACTAGCTATACGATTCTTTCTGGAACTACGACGGGATACACGTGGGATATACTTCCTGGTGTAGGATTAAATTTGACCGGCTCGTCTGACGACAAAGGGACGGTAAAAGTACAAATAGGGTAAACTTAATAATCTGAATGATTTATAAATGTCATATTTACGTACTAAAGTTCGAGATGTAGGAGACGTCGTAACAGAACAAACCTCGCAAGAACATGCGGGCGAATTTGTCATCGGTACAAGTATTGGCAAGTTTACAATTCCACTAGACGTTTCTGGATCACAATTTAGTCGTCAAAAAGTAACACAGATCATTTGTTTAGACAACGTTGGATATATTTCTGACGGAGCATTAATTTTATCATCATCAACAATTTCAAACGTATCAGGCGTTAGTGGAACTATTGCACAAGATATAAACGAATTAAATAGTTTGTTGTCTAGTCTATCGTCAAGTTATATTAACGCGAGTGGAACAATCGCTCAAGACATAAACGATTTATCGTCTCTAGTTACAAGTGTTTCATCAAGTTTTGTTACGACAATATCAGTTTTTAGTGGTTCGACCGCAAGTGATATAAGTGGTTTATCACAGTTACTAAATACAGTTTCATCAAGCGCTGCGTCAACGACGACGCAAGCGCCCTTGATAAGTTCATCTATTGCATCAGATATAAATGCATTAAATAGTAGTTTGAATACGTCTAATAATAACATTGCTAACTTAACTGCGAGTCTCAATACAACAAATAATAATGTTGCAGCGCTAACAGCCAGTGTACTACTTACATCTCAATCAATTCCAACAGCTGCGTTTGAACACAGGTGGGACGACATTCAAGGGTCATTTGATCAAGCGACAGGCACATCGGCATTAACATTTGAAACATACAAAAACGGTATGCAACTATTGTTTATGCAATATAATCAAAATGATGCATTTCAAATGCGTTTTCAAATGCCTCATATGTGGGATGTTTCTACGACCGTTCGAGTCCATGGACATTTTATGCCTGTTTCAGCGCCAGCTTCGCCAGAAACAGTTGTTTTCGGTTGGCAAGCGGCATGGTTGGTAGTAAATGGCACTTGGCCGACAACGTGGACGACAGGTTCAACGTCTCTAATAGTATCAGGTACGATGTTAGATAAACATGTCGCAGTGTCTTTCGTTGAAATGTCACCACCGACGCCTATCATTGATAGAACGTCGGCGTTTTTGTTATTTAGATTAATGCGAAGTGGTTCTTCGGCAGAAGACACGTTTGTAACTGTAAATCCAATTGGCACGGGTTTTGCTAATGTCGCGCTGCTTGGCTGTGATTGTCATTTTCGCAAGAGTTTTGCAGGTAGTATTAATGAATTTAACAACGGGTAGTTTGTTTGATTTATATTTAAGTTAAGTACTATATATTTAATTAAAGAAGCATATGCAATCATTGAGCGCTAACAGTATTAAATCTATCGCACAAGAAGCTATTATTACGCAGATAATCAAAGAATCAGCAAAAAAAATGTTTGGTCCTACGTTACGTTTAGACAATGATCTTACTAATGTTGCTCGGTCTATCAACGAAAGAATAGAAGATTATCGTCAAACTGGCAAAGATTTTATAAGCAATATCAAGCCGTCTATTTTGATGATGCTAAAAAACCACTCTTCAAACGAAGTTCGTAAGATGATAGTACAATTATTGCCAGAAAATCTTTTAGTACACTTTTCTCAAGATAAATCAGATGTCGTTCGCTCACATGTTGCGAAACGTATTGATATTATTAAGCTTGTTGAGATGCACAAAAAATTTCCTCGTGATTATCTTTTGACAGAAACATATAATAAACGTATGCTAAATGAAGCACCAAAAAAAGAAGAAAAAGTTCAACAGATTGAAAAAGAAGACAATGTTAACGACGTAGAATTGTCTAAGACCTGGTACACAAATCAAGCGAATAACTTATTGCATCAGTACGGAGAATTTAATGCTGGTACACCACGTAGCGTTGATCGTAGGTGGAATCCACTCGCCGTTAAACGTTTTTGTATGAGTACAAAAGCAACGTCAGGTGTTGTCATTGATGAAGAAAAACTACAAAAAGCCGTTGATGATTTACTCGATGAACTTGACGATAGACGAGCGAACCCTGCAACACAATTTAAAGCGATTAAGGAAAGTTTACAAAGATTAACGGAACAAAAACAGTTTGATGTAATGCCGATGATGCCGATAATCGAAGAAACAAAAGACTATGTTGATGAGCTTCTTGAAATAAGCAATCAAACTTATAAATTTATTTCGATGTTTGACGAAAGATTTTCAGTCGTAAAAGAGAGATACACTCCCACCATCAGTCAACTTTGTGAAAACATAGAACTTAATGATTTTGATGTACCAGTTACGGCGATAGTTCCTCGTTGTTTCTTTGATGAAGACGTAGATCGAGCTATCACACTTTATTCTAAAAAGTGGAATAAAATAAACGAAGACAAGAATATAATTCTAACATGGTGTATCGACCAGACGGATTCGTCTAAAATATTGTTTGATGTGGAGAAACTATAATAATGAAACGCCCTATTCATGAATCACTCGAAGCTAAACTAGTTGCAACGCAATCGTCGATTAGCCTTGACAATTTATTTCAGCTTTGGTCGTCGAAAAAATATGGTGCGTTAGCTGTTTTGCTTGCAAACTTACGTTCGCTCGCTATATTACATCATCAAAATCATTGGGTAACAACTGGCCAAGGATCGTATCAAGATCATTTGCTATTTCAACGATTGTATGAGGGCATTGATGGAGAAGTTGATTCTGTCGGTGAACGTTGTGTTGGACTCGGCGGAAATGAAACTGTTGATTTGACTTTGCAAATTAAAACAATGTGGGCGTTTATCAAAGAAAATATGTCAAGTGGAATGACAATGCCGGCGATGGGAAACGATTTAGTTCAAAAATCACTTAATGCAGAGTTTGTGTTTCTTACATTGGCGAACACAACAAAAGAAATGTTGACAGCAAACGGTCTATTGACAGCAGGACTCGATAATATGATTGCCGGTCTTCAAGACGCTCATGAAACAAATGTTTATTTATTGAAACAACGATTGGGACAATAAAATGCTTGATGATTTCGACCTAGCAGGAAATAGAATAGACACACCTTTACCACCTCCTCGACGACAAAGACAAGATGATGTCTGGTCAAAATTGCAATTATATGTTCAAAATGATGCGAGGATCAATTTAGACGTACAGAAATTGCAAAAACAATTAGAGCCTTTTGATGAAAAAACATTATCAATGAAGTCTCTTCGAAGTTTTGTTGGATTTTGTGTAAAAGGATACCAAAATAAAAAGGGTATGCAAGATCCCCGTATGCTTGATATAGTGATAGATTACATGGAAATATTACAATTAGTATTTCCGACAGACACATCTGCTCAACCAAACTACATAATAAATCTGTCAGCGGCTATGATGGAAAATATTGATTTTTTACTTGATGATAAAAAATTGTTTGTTGAAAACGTAAAAGAATATACTAAATTATTGATCAAATGATGTGTGTACAAAACTAAATCATTTGATATAATTGTTGTATGAGAACATCAATTGAACGTTATCAAAATTTGCTTGAGCAATTTACGTTGATTATGCATAAGCATGATCCTATGGGCTGTACACAAGATTCACCCGTAGATGAGTACTCTGGTGAAGCTTTGTCTATTTTAAGCGCCTGGCTCGAGTTTGGAACAAAAGAAAAATTTGATAATGATATTATGTATCAAACATATTCAAATATTGTTTTTGATAAACTTCATTTTTGGTTTGGATTACCCGTTCGTAAAGACATTACGATAATGATTAAAGAAATGTACGATTTGTTTGTGAATCGATACGAGGAATAAAATTATGCCAAAGAAAAATAAAGTAACGCTTAAAGAAATTGAAATAAAAATTAATCAAATTAAATTATGTTGTAATGATCCAGAATCAGCTGAATCACAACGTAGTGATTTGTATGTAGCTGTGCTTGAAGCCATTGCAAACGGTCAACAAAATGCCAAAAGTTTAGCATCAACAGCTTTAGCTGCGGAAAATCTTGTGTTTAAATGGGTGTAAAATTTACACATTATAAGTTATAATGATATTATGGAAAAAACAGCAATTATCACCGGCGCTTGTGGTTTTCTTGGATCGCATCTTGCAAATCGATTTCTTGATGAAGGTTATATTGTCATAGGAATTGATGATTTTTGTACGTCACTTGGTCGAGAAGCTCCACATGTAGTTGCTTTGCAACAACGAAATCGTTTCTTTTTAAGAGATTTTGATATTTGCGATGAATCAAAATGGAATGAATTATATCCTTACATAGATGATTTACATGATCAGCTTGGACATAAAGGAAGATTGTGTGATATAGTTCTTAATTTCGCTTGTCCGGCATCACCTCCACGATATCAAGATCTACCGATTCACACGTTGCTTACAAGTGTCGTAGGAACGACAAATGCATTAAACTTTGCCTGGAAATCTCATGCTGTGTTTGTTCAAGCAAGCACGAGTGAAGTGTACGGTGATGCACTTGTTTCGCCGCAACCAGAAACTTACTGGGGAAACGTCAATAGTTACGGTGAACGTAGCATGTATGACGAAGGAAAACGCTGTGCCGAAGCACAAATATGGAATTATATTAGTGAATGTGATCTTGATGCTCGAATTGTTCGTATATTCAATACGTATGGTGCACATATGCACGCGCAAGACGGAAGAGTTATTTCGAATCTGATCTGCCAGGCGCTTCGTAATGAACCACTTACAATTTATGGTGATGGAACACAAACCCGCAGTTTCTGTTATCAATCAGACTTAATTGAAGCTATCTGGAGAGTTTCTCAACTTCCAAAGGGAAAACTTGATGGTCCTGTGAACATCGGCAATGCGCACGAATTTACTATCAATGAATTGGCATATAACATTATACCAAAGTGTTTGAATAAATCGTGTGAAGTTGAGCATATGCCACTTCCCGGTGACGATCCAAAACAACGTCGACCTGATCTTACTAAAGCTAAACAAATTCTCGACGGGTGGGAAGCAAAAGTCTCTCTTGAAGAGGGTGTGCAATTAACAATTCCATGGTTTAAAATGTTGTTAGGAAAATGAACAACAAGATACTTTACGTTCAAAGCAGAATGTATAAAGATGATAGATTTATTGTTTTGTTATTAAGTAAGACACGAGTTTTTATTAAAAATATTGGTATTTTAAATTATAAATTTGATTTTTCTCCAAAAGATATAAAATGCCTGTTATTACCACAAATACATAAGCATACTATGGATTATAGCAATGTATTTTATGATATTTTAAGTGAAATATGAAATGAAACTTATTATATGTTATGACGATATCAATAAAATTGTTTTATGTTTTAATGAAAAATTATGTTTCATAGATAATGAAATTTTCAATTATAAAATTGAATAAAACAATTTAGATTTATACGATTTAAAATATATAAATTATCGTGGTTCTGTTAAGATTGTAGAATAAATATGTGTCTAAAGTAATAATTATATTAAACAATATCAATAAAATTAATCTTAAAAAGAAACTTAAGTAGCGATTTTTATTGCTCCTAAATAAATAAAAAAACTAACAAAAGAAAGAAAATAAAAATGACAAATATTGAAAATATCGATCTGTGTATCACTTTCGATGTGACAGGTAGTATGTTTCCCTGCCTCACCCAAGTTCGACGTAATGTAACAAACCTTGTAAAAGATTTAATGAATGTTGCTCGAGGTTTACGTATTGCAATCATTGCTCATGGCGACTATTGCGATGCAAATCGACCTTACGTAACAAAGATTCTCGATTTTACATCAGATTTAAATAAGATTGTACAATTCGTGCAAACTGTTGAATCATGTAACGGTGGCGATGCACCTGAGTGTTATGAACTTGTGCTTAATCAAACTCGTGCTCTCAACTGGCAATCGGGTAAGTCTAAGGTCGTTGTGATGATCGGTGATGATGTTCCTCATGGACCAAATTATCCACAAAACACACAGAAAATCGACTGGCGCAATGAGTTGGGATTGCTTCTTGAAGCCGGAATCAATGTTTACGGTGTTCATGCTCTCGCAGGGTGTCGTCAACATTCAAAGAAATTTTATGAAGAAATTGCTCAAACGACAGGTGGGTTCTATCTTACGCTTGATCAATTCTCAAGCATAAACGATCTTATCATGTCGATTGCTGCGAAACAAAACGGTGATGATACGCTTGAAACGTTTGCACAAACCGTGAAGTCAGCTGGACGAATGACAAAGAACTTAGGTCAAGCGATTGGAACGATGTTGAATAAATCAACGTCATACTTTGCACCAGAGTTTTTTACACCTCGAACTTCCAGTTCATCATGTTCAACAGAACTCGTTCCTGTTCCGTCTGGTCGTTTCCAAGCTATGCATGTTGACGAAGACACGGTGATCTGCGACTTTGTTCGTGATCAAGGCGTGACGTTTCAAAAAGGTCGTGGATTCTATGAACTTAGCAAGAGTGAAGAAATTCAAGGATACAAAGAAATCGTTCTAATGGA